GTTGTACCACGTGTTCTGATCCCACGGCAGTTGCGTCTGCACGTGACCCTGCTGATAGGCGACCTGATTGTTGTAGTCGTCAACGATTGCCCGCAACGTCGTATTGTCGAACCCGGCAATCGACTCCGGTGTGTACCCCATTGCGTACAACGCCATCTCAGTATGCGACCCCGGAGCGAACCACGACTGCATCACATCCAAACCAGCCGCAGCCGCCTGCTCCGCAGCAGCCGTCGCCTCAGCCGCCTGCTGTCGCACGTCCATCAACCCCAGATCCCGCGTCAACCCCATCTGCGCCAGATCGCCCTGCAACCCGGCACCCCCCGTTGCCTCCTGCATAGCCAACTGCATCATCGAATCAAACTGGTTGGCCCCCACCGCACGCTCATCCGCATCAGCCTGCTGCTGAGCATTGAACTGTCCTGTCGCTGCCGTCTCACCAGCAGAGAACCGACCTGTCTGCGCCTGCTCCATAGCGTCGAACATCGACTGGTAGTAGGCATTCGTGGCATTGAACTCACCCAGATTCCGCGTCGACGCAGCATCCAACCCCTGCTGCCCCAGCCACATGTCCGACTGGTAGCCGCTCTGCTCCAACGCAGCCAACGCATCAGCCACACTCCCCTGATGGGCGACATCCGACTGGAAGTCGCCCAAAGTCCGAGCATTCACAGCGTTCGCCAGCATCTGATCGTACGACATCTGCGCCTGCGTCGTGCCCTGCATCTGATTCAACAGAGCCTGATTCATCGCCGTCAGATACGCATTCTCAGCGTTGAACAACCCGGCATCCCGCATCGCATTCGCTTGGGCAATAGCCGCCGACTGCTGCTGCCCCGACTGGAAGATCCCCGTCCGTGCCGCATCCTGCGCCGCACCAATAGTCGCCGCCTGCCGCTGACCGGCATCAAACACCCGTTCGCTCTCACCAATAGCCGCCGCCCCCAACGAACCCTGCATGTCCTGCCGTGCGCCGAACTCGCCTGCCCGTGCCTGCGCCCCATATCCGTACGCTTCACGACCCAACTCGTCCAACGCCCCCGACAAGGTTTGCCCCGCCTGAAACTGTCCGCCACGCGCCCCCTCACCGACACCAAACTTCTGGCGCTCCACACCCTCCAACCGACCGTAAATGTCTTCTTCGATCCCGGCCCGCGTGGAGAACAACTGGTTCTCCAAAGCCAACCTTGCATCCCCAGCCATCGAACGGGCAGCCAACTGCTGCTCCGAACCCAGCATCGTTTCCGCCCTCTGGAGGCGTTCCAACATCGCCAACTGCGATGCTTCTTGGGCGCCCAACAGGGCGCCCGTCTGGGCAGTCATGGCCTGCAACTCAGTCGGGTCGATCCCCTGTGCCTGAAGTGCAGCCACAGCCGACGCAACGTCCCCGCCGTAACCTGAACGTAGGTCGGCGAGACGCTGCGTTTCCGCAGCGGTTACCGCACCCATTTCGGTGCTTGCAGCAGACTGCAACGCACCGATGCGTTCCAACAGAGCCTGCTCCTGCTCCGAAATACGGCCCCGCATGAGATCCTCATACGTTTGCACACGCCCCGACCGGCGCACATTCTCAGCGTTTATGACACCGATCTGACGGGCCAACTCCGCAATACCACGCTGCTCCTGCTCCCCGAAGAAACTGAACTGTTGCGCGTACCGTCCACGCGCCCCCGTAGCAGCAGCGATCTCCTCCGGTGAAGCATCCGGTGCGACCTGCACACCCTCCATCGCCGCCAACATCCCCAACGCAGCATCCTTCTCAGTGCTGAAGAACTCTTTCGCATTGTTGTACAGTTTTGTCGCATTCTGTACCTGCTGGGCACGGACTGCCGCAGCCTGCGCCACCGCCTGAGCCTGCGCCATGTTGGCACGGCGAATCTGCTCCGCCTCCTGCACATTGTAGTGTCCGCCCTGATAGGAAACGATCTCCTCTGTGACGGGTTCACCGGCTTCGTCCAAGACGGGCTGACCGGACTCATCCAGAACTGGCTGAGTCTCGTTCGTCGTCACCAACTCAGCGGCAGCGGCGTTGTAAGCAGCATTAGCGGAGGAAACCGCCTTCGCCGACTGATCTTGGTAGAAACCCCCCATGCGGGTACCGGTGTCATCGAACGCACCGCCCGCCAGATCGTAGATGCTGCTAGCGAACGACGTCGAAGCGTCGTACATGGTGTTAGCCAGAGACTTGGCAGCCCCTCCAGTCCACTGGCCCAAATCTTCGTCGTACGTGGAAGCGCCATACAACGACTCGTTCAACGCCATATCCGTGTTGTACTGGTTGTCGTAGAAACCGGTAACCCACTCGCCCGTCGCCGGGTCGGTGTACCCCTGCGCCAACCCGCGCAGAGCATCAGCGTTTCCTAAAGCGCCCGCATACTGGTCGGCGAAGAAGCCGCCCGTACGCGTCCCGTCGTCCCCCATGACTCCCATCCCCAAGTCATACAGAGTGTTGGCGCCCCCCATAGCGTTCGCATACTGCGTGTCGTAGAAGCCGGGAATCCATTCACCTGTATCCGGGTCGGCGTGCCCCTGCGCCATCCCAAGGAACTGGTTGGCTAGACCCTCATACCGGGTCTGCTGATCCCCAAGGAAAGTGTTGTACCGGGTCTGCTGGTCGCCGTAGAACTGGTTGGCGTTTGCCAACGCCTGCTCAATCGGAAGATACTGCCCGGTAGCAGCCTGCGACGACCACCCACCGCCCGGACCGGAAGATGAGAACGCAGAGGGCTGCCCGTAAAACTGGTTGATTCCCTGCCGGAACTGGTTGTAGTCGGGTTGTGCGCCAGTCAGGGCTGACCCGTAGTCACCGTAGATCCGGTTGAGGTCGGAGATGCGCGTGTCCAGATCCGACATCGGTTGCCGGGACGTCGCTGGATCCCACTCCCACGGCGCCGGGTTGTAACCCGTGAACTGGCCCTCCGCAGGGGTTCGTATGTTGTTTGGGTCGTCCCATCCGTACAGGCCCATCAGAAAGCATCCCTGATCTGATTAGCCAAAATGCGGCGCTGAGCATCCGCCAACGCAGCCTGACCCGCCCCATACGCATAGCCGCCCTCAACGCCGATCTGCTGCTGCCCCAAAGACCCCATCTGGGCAGACATCGCCTGCTCCATCATCGCCTGCTCCATCAACTCCGCCTCATAACTACGGCGCATCCCCCGCTGATACAAACCGGAATCCAACATGCCCCGACGATTGAAAGCCCCCGGAACAGCGCGACGCTGATCGGCAACATTACGTTGCCGAGCCAAGTCGCCCCACCCGTACTGCTGCCCAGTCGACTCGCGCTGATACTGGATGCCCGCCAAGTCGCGAACAAGTTGAGCCGTGCGACCCCCCGTGTCCGCCCCCAAGCCGTAACCGGCTCCAGTGCGCCCATACGTTCCCGACAGAATGTTCGGGAGCGACGGCGGGTCAAGATCGTACTGGACCGCCATCGAACTACTGTTCGATCAAGAAGGAAACCAGCGCCTTGATGGCGCTCCCGACCTGCTGCAACGGGTTCTTCTGCTTACTAGCATCCCCAGTCAGCAACCCACCAGCATTGACGTTTCCTTCACCCATCGGATTCATCGGATGCGACCCCCCGTAAGATGGACCGGCACCCGGATTCGACTGGTTCATTGCCCGTGCCGCCATCGCCGCATGAAGAAACTGTGCCATCGCCGGGTGTGGCTGACCACCAGCGAACGGGGACCGCCCCGTAAATGCTTGACGTTCAATCCCGGCGGGACTCGCCGGATTGAACGACCCCGGAGGCAACTGACGCATCGGAGTCATGTTCCCACCAGAAGTGGGAACCATGCCCCGGGCAGCCGGATTTCCAGTTACGTTCGACATGAGGCGCCGAATCAGTGCTTCCCGGTCCATGCCAAGGCTTTCGTGATCTCTGTCTGAGAAACCTGCCATGATGCTACGCCCAAACCCCGACGGTGTTAGAAACCAAGACCTTCTTGGTAGCGGTGCCGTCGGTATCGTACATTATTAGATAATCGGTGGTTGCTATCGTCGCCCCAAGGGCCGTTAGATTGCTCCCGTCCACAGTAAGGGCAATAGCGCCACTCGTCCCACCCCCGGACAAACCGCCGTTTGAGGGCGTCGTGACAGCAGTAATGTCCCCGGTAGGAACCTGATCTATGCGCTGCGTAATCCTTGAAGGCATCGTTGCTCCTAGCCGAAGTAGGTGACATGGATCGTGCTATCAGACGACACCCGAATGAACTTCACGTCCGTCAGATCGTCCTGATACAAGTCCAAGACGCTGTACGGGTTGATGTAGTGGCCGACGCTGGCGGTTGGTGTCCCCCACCTGACCCGAACCGGCTCAGCGCCGTTCGTTATCATTGCGGCTATCGCCGTGGCAGGAACCGAAGCCAAAGCCACCGCCGTGCTTGATACGGCAAGTGCTTCGTCTCCGACGCTTGAACCGTATTCTGCTGCTGATCTGCGGATACCCATGCTGCTCCTATGGTGACTCCAGAGCCGCCACACGCGTCTCTAAGTCGTTCAACTTTTCTTGGATTTTGCGAAGTTCGTACTCAATAGAGCGGGCGTTCTGTCCCAAAAACTTGTGCGTCGGCTTGTATTCAACCGTCATCAGGCCACCAGTCCTGCTCCGCCTCCATCAACAAGGCGCTTACAGAGGAGGCAACCCCTGCCAGTAGTTCCTCCATAGTGTCGACGCGGTTGCACAGTTCCTCCATCGCAACCAGCCGTGTCTCTAAATCCCGAATGTCTTCCGAAACATCTTCCACTCGCGCGTAAGCATGCATATCCATCGAATCTTCGATTGCTTCAACTGATTCCTCCAGACGGTCAATGCGGGCCACCGTGCGGGCAGAAGACCAAGTAATCGTTCCAGCAATCACCGCCACAGACAAGATCAACCCGACCGCTATGGTCGGGATCTTTACCTGTCGAATGTCGGTGGGAGAGTTCACTCCTGAACCTCTACCCATGAGGTCGTGTCTTCATCCCAGTAGTAGAACTTCTCACTATCGGGCCTTGGGGTCGGTGCCTCCCATTGGCCCGTGTCCAGATCCAACACCCATGACGGGTAGGGCTGGGGAGCGTGGAACAGATCGTTTACTGGGTCGTAGGTTCCCCCGATGTAGGCATAGTTCTTCCGAATGTTGTGGTTATACGAGGTCTGAACCCACGAAGTTGCCCCCGCATAGTCGGGGCCAACATCGGGATGTTCAAGGGCCGCATGTTCCTCGCATCGGGCCACGCCCATCACTTCGGATTCCACACCGTCACCGTCAACGATTTCGTCGTTGGCGATGACGATAACGCGGAGAACTTCTCCAGTATCGTCACGAACCTGTGCAAAGTGAGCCATCAGTCCCCCTTAGATGGTGTAGCGGATTACAGCGACCCCGCTACCGCCCGTGTAAAGATCCAAGACATAGTTTGAGGAACCGCCACCGCCACCACCGCTGTTGGCTGTTCCGTTGGTGCCATCGACGGCGTTGCCCTGCGCTCCGGTACCGCCCCCGCCAGAGCCACCCGATCCGGCACTCCCCCCGGAGACTCCAGAGCCGCCTCCACCACCCCCGGCGTAATACACCGTCGAACCCGTCCGGTAGTCGTTGCCCAACCCGTCACCGCCATCTCCAGCACCACTACCAGTACCATTGGCACCGTTGTCTGGCGCATAGCCGCCTCCACCGCCACCTGCTGAGTTCGGGTTAGAGCCATAGCCGTTGCCGCCGGTACCACCAGAGCGGGTAGTGCCGCCGCCGTTATGGTTGGGTACGCCACCCCCACCACCGCAAGCCCCGTTGGTTCCAACCGCTTCCGATCCTCCGCCACCACCGCCGACGGCAGTAGCCGAGAAGAACGACGAAGACCCACCGGCCCCGCCGTTCACGGCGTCGCTTGGGGCTGCGCCCCCAGCACCGATAGTGATAGCCCAGTTGACTGTGGGTGATAACGCTTGGGTACCTGTGAATGCTTGACCGCCCCCACCGCCACCACCGCCACCAGAGGTGCCGCCGCCGCCCCCACCTGAAACGATCAGGTACGCAGCGGTGGCCGATCCACCGGTCACGGAGAAGGTGCCAGATGAGGTGAAGGTGTGAACCTTGTACGCCCCGTGGGTTGTGATGGTCCCGCCCGTAGCCAGCAACGCAATGGTCGTAGCCGATGCCGAGTTGCCGTAAGTCCCGGTTCCGGCCTCGTTGATTGCCGCAACCGTGTAGGCGTAAGCGGTTCCAGCCGCAAGACCCGTATCGGTGTAGGTCGTCCCCGTCGAACTTGTATCTGCAACGATTACCGATCCGTCCCGCTTGATGGCGTAACCCGAAATCGTACCGCCACCCGTATCCGATGGTGCTGACCACGACAGCGCGACAGATAGGGCCGTTGTGGAGCGTGTGACTGAAAGGGTTCCCGGCGCGCCGGGGATCTTTACCCCGCCTTGACCGGCGACTGCGGAAAGAAGGAAAGACATCTAGCCGATGTTTCCGATCAGCGCCCATGTGTTAGTGCCGGTCTTGATAGCGGCAACAGTGGTGTAACGATCCCCGCAGGTCAGGGTACTGTCCTTAGAAGAAAGTTCCGTAACCCCCGTACCGGCAGCGAACGTAAGCGTCCCACTCCCGTACCGTTCGTAATAAATAGTCGTACCGACCGCAAACGCCTGAGCGGAGTGCTGCGGCAACGTCACCACCGCCGTACCCGTTGTCCGAACATACTTGTTCTCATCTCCAAGAGCAGGAGCGATGGCATCGGCGGCTGTGGTGACATTCAGGTGGTTGGTGGTGGTGCCGGTAACCGTCAGGTTTCCAGTAACCGTCGCATCGTTGCTGACCGTTAGATCGTCGGTGATCGAAACATTGCCGTCAGCGACCTCTAGGGCGTTTTGTCCATTCGTGCCGGTAATGACCAGTTTCTCTTCCGATGCATCCCACAGCATGTTGTCGCCTGCGGTCGCAGAATGGAACGTGACGTCCACGCCGGAACCGTCGGCTCCCATCGCCACGGCAGCATCGACAGCGAGGTTCAAGGTGACGTCTCCGCTGGAGCCGCCCCCGGACAGGTTCGTTCCTGCCGTGACCGCCGTGATGTCACCAGTCGTAGGCGCCGCCCATTTCAGACCAGTTGCTTCTGACGAATCAGCGGTCAACACATAGTCGTTGGTGCCAACAGCCAGACGCGCAACCGCATCGGCTGCCGTCGCAGCAACAATATCGCCCTTTGCGTCAACGATGTCCTTCTGGACGACACCGGGCGTGGTATTCACGAACGCTTCGATGTCATCGAAGTTCTCGTTCATGTCCGCTGCAACAATCGTGTTACCAGCAGCGAAAGTGTTCGTAACGGCGAGTGTTGCCATTTTACCTAAGTCTCCTTGGCGTGTAAGTGAATGCCAGAGCATTCATTTCCCAGTGATGGTTTGTGGTGGGACCAACAACCTTCATATTTACAGACCGTGCTGTCCCAAGTGTGGGCAGATTCTTCACCTCAGCCGTCAAATCACGGCTAGTCGCATCCCACACTGCGTAATATGCCGAATCCGGATCGGCGTCATCCCACTTTGCTGTACCCCACAGGGAGGTGGACGTCTTGGCTCCCACCCCGACAGTGAAGGTGTTCGTCTGAGCCGACTTGTCGTAGTCCTTGTAGAGCAGGACCGACAGGTCAAGAGTGTTCTCCGCCGACAGGACAGCCCGGGGGCGACCCCATCGTTTCTTGACGATGGGGTTCTTCCCGGTAACCCATCGTGTTACGAAGTAGGAGGAAATGTGGACGTCATCGGTGGCGTACCGGTCGGTGCTGCGGTTCTGCCCGTCTTCCACGTCGATGACGACGCCCGTGTTGGCTACACAGCCTCCCAGCACGGTTGGAGCCGAATCGGGGGGCCGGTGGGCGTGAAGCGGTCCGGCGTCAATGTCGGTTGTAACCCATGCGCCTTCTTCTCCCAGAGTCGGGTCGTACAGGAGGGTGCGTCTGGTGGTCGAACTGTTTACCGTCCAGTCGACGGATACGTACAACTGGTTGTTTCCCCACGCCAACTGGGGCGGGTTCGTGTCGGTTAGCGTTCCGTTCTCTACCGCCGGAAAGATCTTCGGGAAGAGCCACAGCATGTTCGTGCCGTTGTACAGGTACACGCCTTGATTGGCGTACCAGAAGAACACCCCGTAAGGGGTGGTAACCGGGGAAGACAGTGGCGTTGATCCGATGCTGCTACTAACCGTAACTACCTGAAATGAATCAGAGTCGAAGCCGAAGATGGCGTACGTGCTGTTCGTCTTGAACACCAGCAAGCGGTCACCCATCGGGCACAAGCCCGTGATGTAGTCGCCATGCTCTCCCTTGTCGATGTCGACATAGTTGTTCGCCGCCCACGTTTCCGGGTCGTTGGCGTTAGACCAACGCACCCGATACTTGTAGCCCGTTCCCGACTCGTAGGTGTTCGCAACCCACGCAAAGTTGTTCCAGAACGCCACATACTGGGCCTGCGGCATATTGCCGCTTGAACCAAGAGTGGTACCCAGATCAGCAGCGGTGGTTCCATTCCACCGGAATGAAGGCTGGTCGTACGACACCCCGTAGGCGATGTTGTTCATCGTCATCCCGTACACGCGGGAACCAGCAGTTCTGGCTGTAATCCCGGTCAGGTCCGTAAAGTTGCTGCTCGTAGAATAGGCGACCTTGGTGCCATAGTTCACCATCACCGCATCCGTGCCGCTATCGGTAAAGAACGACCAGATGCCCTTTACGTCGGCGCTCAACGCCGTCGTGTTTCGGCGATCCACCCCGTCGCGCTGACGGATACCCCCCCGGGGATCCACAAGAACATTCAACATGTCGGGTGACTCGTCGTCAGCGAGGTTGAACTGATCCGACCTCAGATTCAAGCCGCCGGTAAACGACTCCAGCGTCTCTAACTTGAACTGGGCGCGACGACTCGTCTTGGGCGGACTAAGGGTAGGCATGCCCTACTCCCACGAATAACGCAAGCGATCCGGCATGTACGACTGCGCCCACCAGCGCGACATCCGACGCGAACCAAGCACAATCGGCTGCGGAGACGGCATGTCCTCATACCGTGCCCGCAAGTTGTCCAACTCCTGATTGAATACCGCAAAGTACTGTGCCGCCATCACGGGGTCTTCCTGCTGCTCGTAAGCCCGGGCAATCCCATAGGTGGCGATAATCATGTGGAACGGCGTCGGCAGATCCGACGGTTCCGTCGCATCCGAAGACCCGGCGCCAAACGCTGTCGGATCCCTGTACCCCCGCACCGTTACCGTGTGCACTCCCCCCGGAGTCGGATACAAGCGAACGCTGTCCGCCCAGAACGACCACCACCACGGTTCCCCGGTGCCCGTCGAATCCAGCGGGTACACAACGTCGCCGCTATCACGCCCCACATACGTGACCACATGGTCGTCGGTGCGAAGCGAAGCAATCTCCCTCAACCCATTAGTGACCGAAGCGCCCACCACGGCAAGCGTGTAGTCCTTCTGGGAACCAACCGTGTCGAACGTGGCCTCAACCTCAAAGAACGGCCAACGCTTCTCAGAGTAGACAATGACGTCGTACCCTTCCCCCAAGAAGCGGTTCATCGTGTCGTCCGTAATGTCGGACGAGTCGATGTCCACCACAGAGCGGACATACGACCGCATGGTCGAAATGTCCACAACTACTCCCTATGGAATACGCACAGGTCGCTGCCCGCAACGGGACGCCCCTTACAGGGTGCCCCGCTGCGAGTCAGCGCGCTGCACTTGCTGACCTCCGGAACGGGTTCGCTTACGGGGTTGACGCGCTGCACGTTTCGGGAAGGCCCAACGGTCTGAGGCCGTGGGGTCGATTCCCGGTAATGGTCGCCCGAAGGCTCCCCGTACGGGCGCGTGCCAACCTTATGAGCGTAAGCGAATCCTCGTCCCATTAGGCAGGCGTGATTCCGTACATGTACCCCTGACGGGCACGGTTGGAAGTGGTCAACTCGCCGTAGCAAAGCAACTGCGAGTAAACCGCATCCTGATTCGTGGGCCGCACGAACGGAGTCGGCTTGAACCACACGTCAGAATGAGCCACCAGTTGGATGTACTTGGTGTTCAGCATGTACATCTTGCCTTCACCGGCAAGAGTACCGTCAAAGGTCATCGGAGCGCCCTTGAACAAGAGGTTCTGGAAGCCGCTGTCCGCCATATCAGTATCCGTGTAACGGATCTGATCGGTGAGCAGAGCCTCATAAGCCTCGTACTGGTTCTGACCGGTAATGATGATCGTCGGCTGGTCGTTGCCAACCGAACAGTTGTTGTACAGGGTCGCCATCGAAGCAATGGTGATTGCGGCTGAACCTTGGTTCGTTACCGCAGACCTCCACCACGAGTTGTCCGAATCGGTGGCGTCAATGCCACCGGGAGAACCCGTGGAACCAACTAGGGCACTCAGCCCCAACCAGTCCTTGCTACTGTTACCGGTGCCGTTCCCGAAGAACATGGTGTTCATGTTCTCAATGACCGTCTCCTGCGTCTGGAAGATCTTGCCTTCCAGCAGGTCGATGATCTGGGCTTCACCGTTGTTTTTGGCTTCTTCGATACCGCTGATCGTCACCGTGGCCGCATACTGCTTCCACGAATACTCAGCGGCAGAAATGCCGGACTGAGCGGTCGTGTCAATAGAATCCGTGCCCGAATACGATCCGGCAGTTGAGTTGGTCCCGTAAATCAACGGGACGACGATCTTCGCTCCACCACTGATCCGACGAATGGTCTGGCCGTTCGTCAGGGCGTAGAACAACGGCCTTGCACTGAAGATGTTATCTGTCAGTTTCGGGACGTAGTTCTTTAGCGTGGTGGAAAGAATCTCGTCAAAGTTGCTGTTACCAGCCGCCATGATTCTTTACCCCCTTAGAGGATTAGGTGCTATGTTCTCGTTTGGCGAGGGCAAACGCCTCACGGAGAGAACCGGCTTTCTCAGAAGAAACATTCGACTGCACAGCGCCCGACTGAGTGGACTTGCCACCAGCCACCGGAACCCCGGTGCGCTTCTCGTCAATGATTGCCTGCTCGTGCTGAAGTTTCTCAGCCGTTGCAGACATTTCACCAAAGTTCATGTGCGCGTATGCCGCTTCCAAGTTCGGGATCCGATTCGTCAACGCATGTTGAAACAGCGCCTTCTCATCGAAGTCTCCGTACCGATCCTTCAAGCCGTGGACTTCCTTGTCCAACGCCTGTTGTCTATGCGTGCGCGCCTGCGCTGCGACCTGAGCCTCCAAACTCTGGAGCCGCTGACTGGTCGGATCCGGCTCCTCTTGCCACTCGTCGTAAGACGACTGTGGCTGAGGTTGCTGGTTATCCACACCGAAAGCCTGCCCCAAAGCCGTCAATGTCCCCGTTGGATCTGACTCCAACGCTGACACAATGGCTTCGGCCTGTTGTAGACGTTCACGTTCAGATGCCAACTCCTGCGTCTTACGGGTGTAATCCGCCTGTCGCTGGTATCCATCACGAAGTTCGCTCAGACTGACCTGCTGCTCCACGCCGTCTACCTTGACGACATGATCCGCAGGTTCCCTTGCTGCTTCTGAGGAAACAACCGGGTTGTCCGCCGTAGCGGATTCTGGTGATTCCATGTTTTCTGGCACTTGGCCTCCTCGGGAGTCCGCTTCGGGTTGCTCCTAATATGAATAGTGGGGGTGTCCCACATCTCTGGTGCTGCACGGTGCAGCACCGCCTAGAGCGACGGCAGTTCCATACCCATCTGGTTCTGGAGTTGCAGTAACAACTCTGGCGGTATCCCCCCGGTTGGGGCGAAAGCGCCCTCCGGGGGAAGTTCGGCACCGCCCCCGACGGGGGGAGGAACCGTCGGAGGCGGGGGCGCCTCTGGGGCGCCCGCCGCGGCGGACCCCGTTGCGGACGGGGGTAGCGGCGGCTGCTGACTGATAAACCGTTCCGGGTTCGTGATTCCGAACCCGTCTTCAAGAATATGAATCGCTAGAGCCTGCGGGTCAATCACCCCGGCACCCACCAAAGGCGCCACCGCATTCATCAACGAAATCGCCTGCTGCTTACGAATGGTGTCGTTCATCGGCTGCGTCGAACCAGCCACCACCGTGAAGTCGTACTCCCCGGTGATGTCTTCCCGGGTGTAGGGCACCCACAAGTCCCCACCGCCCCGCTTCGTAACACGAGCCATCTGGTCACCAGTCATGTACTGCTGCATCAACTGGAGGACGCGGCGACCAATCTGGGCGATGCTCAGTTCAATGATTGCCAACTTGTCCGCAGCACGCGCATTCTGGGCGTCAGCGATGATCGAAGCCTCCGTCGCCGTGCGACGGATCTCAGGCATTGCCCCCCGCGCATACTCCGATACGCCTGACACCTGCATGATGTCTGCTTCGATGGTGTCGCTGTACTGGTAGATCTCAGGTGAAACCTGAACCTGCGGCATCGGAATGATGACCTCAGACAACGGCTTGTTCTCGTCCACGACAGGAACCATCCGCGAGTCCTCGTCGGACTCCAATGCTTCACGACCCTCTGGCCCGAACGACCGTTCGTGGTAGAGGTACTTCCGGGCGTAACGCTTCCGGTCGTTCATCAACTGGGTTCGGGTCTTGTCCAACTCCAACTGCAACGATTCGATGGGTTCCAACTCGCCCAGCGGATAGAAATGGTCAGGAACGTCATAGTTCCGGACCATCACGAACGGCTGCCCATAGGCGTAGGGCATCGCTACCGGGTCGATTAGAAAGCCTTCGCCGTTCTCAGCGAACACAGACATCGTGTTACGGGAAATGTCGTAGAACTCCCAGATGACCACCCGCTCGTCAGGGGTGTAGTACTCCCGTTCGTCCTCAAACACGTGGTCGTAGCCGGTTAGAACCCGGGCGTCGGCAGACAGAACCCTGCGTGTCGACGGCTTGTACCTTGGATCGCTTCGGGCGTCCTCCAAGGGGCGTACGATTCGTTGAGCAATCCACGACATGTCGTCTTCGCACGTTGCTTCTGGATCAACGAGAATGTCGAACGGGGACACCCGCTCCACGAACGGCTGATCCTCCACGATCTTCATTTCTGATTCAGGAATGTTCGCCGCCAACTCCTCCTCTGACGGCAACTCGCCAGCAAACTCTGGCATCTCCGACGCCGCCTGATCGACCTCCAAGATCGCCCGATCCATCATTTCCTGACGTTCAGCGTCAGCGAGAGTGCGTTCCTGCTCCAAGAACCGCCACCCGACCTTGACCCAGCCGTGGCCGACAATCAGGAAGTCCTTGACCGCAGCCCGGAACGGCCTACGGAAGTCATGGTGGCGCCACTGGTGGTTGATGACCGCTTCCACGAACAACGCCCGGTCACGGTTCTCCTCGTCGTTGGCGTTCACCACGATCTTCGGATGGTTCACCGAAACCGACGGGGCGATGACGTTCACCGTAGAGAACGCCATGTTGACCGAAATCAGATCCTGCATGGCAGACGTCGTTCGGGGCCAATGACGGCCCCGATACAAGTCGATCATGCGCCGCCACGTATCGTTGAACCCCTCCTGCTCATGCCAACGACGCGAAAGTTCGATGCGCCTGTGGTACAGGTCGTGCAGTTCGGTGCGTGTCTTACGAGCCATCAGAAGTATGCCTTATCGGGAAGCCGTTCTATGTTGCGGCCCTGCGAGCGCGCCTCTACTTCGGCCTTGCGGCCTCGTTCTTCCCGGCTCAGATGTCGTTCATCTGGGGGCAACTGGGCACGCAAGCCGCGCCCCGTCGCAACCCTCAACGAGAGCAGTTTCTGCCGCCATTCCCACAACTCATCCAACTCTGCTCTAGGCAGAGTGCCACGGTGCAGTTGGGTGTAGTCGCAGAACTCCTCGTACGTTGCTCCCGGGGCCAGAACGGCCACAGTTATGGGCGCTTGGTATGCGGTGCGACGTTGTGGCCCTTCAGGTCGGGCTGCGGAGATGCAGGCTCAACCTGTCCGGTGATGCCGTGCTGGTTCTTCGGAGTTGAACGTCCTGAAACCTGCCCGTACCCGCCAGTCTGGTTGGCATACTTCGGACTATCAAACCGCTGTCGTGGCGAGTTTGGCTGCGCCGGTTCCCAAATGGGATTGGCCGACACCGAAGATCCGCGCTCCATCTTGTTGTTCTTGCCCGTAGCGCCGTCAATGGTGCGAGTACCACTGGTAAACGAAACGAACTTACCTGCTGCTGACATGCAACCTCTCTCTGTTCGGGCGACAAACCAGTATGGTCTGTCGCTCCTACCTACAAACCGCGGGGTGTCCCACGAACGCTGTGAGAACCAATCCTCAACGGATCCTTAGACTCTCCCTGCCCCACAGCCAGACGCTTCCACCAGTCAATAGTCCAATAATCGTCCACGTATTCGACGTATTCCGGAGCGTGAGCGTACTTCCGCATCTGGTTCGCCAACGCCAACGCCATCACCCGGTCATCAAACGGCGAACCAGACATCGTGCCCCGATCATTGCGGGTAAACGTCCGCAACTCCTGCACCGTGTTCACGTCGTAAAGCGACAACTCGTCATTCCGCAAAGCCATCCCCAGATCGTCAATCATCAAAGGCTTCGACGTTCGGGTGGTACGCCACCCGAACTCCTGAGAAACCTTGTTCGTCGTACGGTTCAAGGAACGCTGCCGGAACATCCGCGGATACCCCAACTGGCGCAGCATCGTTATGGTCGTCAACCCGTGGTTGTTCGACTCCACACAACACAACGCGTCCCGGTACCACAAACCCAGACGCGTCACCTCTACCGCCAGCGCATCCGGTGGAATCCGGCCATGCCAGATGGCGACCTGCTCCCCCGTCCCCACATCCAACACCTGTACGCACGAATAGTCGCCGTGACCCAACCCCTCCGCCGTGTCCACCCCCATCACGTAGGCGTGCATCCCGTCAGGCTCACGCCACACTTCCAAACTCACTTCCGAAACTCCACAACCCGCGGATGCGTCTCATGCAGGTAGCCGCTGGTTCCCGCATAGCAGCGCCCCTCCATCTCCTCCAACACGTCCAGATCGAACACCGGATTACCCGACTTCACGAACGCCTCTTCAGGCGTCGTCGGATACTCCTGAGCCAACTGCCACGAAAGCATCGACTGCTTCTTCGACTCGTACCACGACTCGTCGCGGTCTTCCGTCGCAGACCACGGGAAGAACATGGGCGAGAACTTGTTGTTGGCGGTACTCGCCCCCACCCAAAGATGGTGAAAGAAGTTTCCTGATCCATTCGCCGTCGATAACCCGATGATGCGTCCTCCAACATCCGCCACAGGTTCAATGGATGCCCATGCTTCCTCCGGGTTCGGCAAGAATGCCCATTCGTCAACGACGATCAGGGTAGCGGATTCGCCACGGGCTGGATCCGATGCCGAAGGCATCGACGTGATCTGCGACCCGTTGCCGAAGTACATGCGCTGCTGGTGTTCCACCAGCGACTTCGGACCGCGGGCCACCATCCAGTCCGGCAGGTGTTGAAACCCGTACTTCGATTTACGAAGGAGGAGGACGGATTCGCGTTCGGTTCGGCTGAGGTCGATGATGTTCTGGTCGTCGTGGAAGTACGCCAACCAGAACTGGTGGGCGGCGACGAGCGTCGTCCATCCGATCTGGCGGGCTTTCAACGTCAACGAGTAGCGGTTGTCATCCCAATGGTTCAGGGCGTATTGCTGTGCGTCACGCAGGTTGAACAGGATGCGACCGTGGCCCGGGTGGGCGATGTGCCAGTACTTCTGCAAGAAGTACCGTTCGTCGCGTTGGCATTTGCGCCACTCTGCTTCTTGGCGGAGTTCGCCCAGACGGCTCACGGGGAACGACGTCTTCCATGCAGGTCGATCTGGCGCAAAGCGCGACCACGGGGTGTGTCGTAGAAGGCGTCCACGAGTCTCTTCAACCAGTCCTTCCATCCCGGCAACAACTCCATACTGGCCCTAGCGCCGCCGATGGCGCCTTCCGGCATCCTCCAACCCACAAGACCGCTCAGCATCGCCTCCTTTGGCCCCCTGTCCTTGATGGAGATCCAATCCTCAAATGCTAGACGGGCGTCTTCCGCAGTGGCGGGCCGCGAAGCGGCCAGCGAACCGATCTCTCCCCCGGGGGCGCCTGCCCTATTGAATAGATCCACTATCTCGTCGTGGAACTGAAGCCAGTTTGGAGGACGAGGCTTCGACATGAGACGCCCCGAATCCAATCCCCAGTCGAACCAGTCGGATGTATCGTACGACCCCGCGTGGATCTTTCTGAGCGTCTCACCGCCGACTGGCCAATCTCCAACTGTTGGGGCTCTGATGGCACCGGGGGTGGGCAGGTTCGTCCAACCCTGCCCCTCCAACGCGTTGCGGCGCGCCACATCCAACTCCGTTGTAACCTTATGAACCAAAGCGTCCCTACTCCTACCGGCTGGTTCCTTGATGAACCGCTTGACGAGATCTGGTGCCACGCCCGCCTCAGTCAACTCTTCTATCAGGCGCGGCAACCAGCGGGGAGCGTTGGGGCCTAACTCCATTTGTGCCGAAGTCAACCCCGGCATCGACGAGGGGGCTGCGTACGGCCCGTCGATATCCATAGCAGTGAGGTCATCGACACTTCCGCGCCTGCGCGACAACCCGCCTACGGCTTTCTCCGCCCACGTCTCAGGCGACATCAGAATCTCATGCTCCGCGTAGTTCTGCCCCGTGCGCGACAGCATGAAGAAGTCGATGTCCTTGCGGGGGTCCACGACCGCCTCAAACCACTTGGGACTTCCGCCCCCCATGCCTCCCGGGCCGAAACGACCGTAACGTATTCCCCCCGGGTTCACCGTCATTTGACCCCACTGGGGATCCATCGGGTGCGTCGAACCAGACGCACCGATCCTTTCCCCCGGCGACTGCCAGCGGCCCACCGACACCCGTTCCGGCAGGCCAACGTCGTCGGCGAACTTGCGGGTAACCGCCCGCAAGTCGGCGACAATCAACTCGCGGATCTCCTCCACGGCGTAGACACGGCGATCAAACCCCAACCCTACATTTCCCTCCCGGGCAGGGCCATACAGCGCCACATCCCACTGATCCAGCCCCGTGGTAGAAGCGAGTTGAGTAGGAGGGGTTCTCCGCGAACCGCGTTCCACGAAATCGTGGATCGCCGACTGGTAGGTATGATTGTTTGCCATCGTCGGATCATCGTAAAAGAGTGCCCGCAGACGCATCGTGTCTTCGTCGCCCCGGGCTGTCAGAATGTTGTCGACCGCTTCGTCGGCATACATGCGACG